GAACAAGGCCGGGGAGCCGGTGTCTGTGATCCAGGGAATGTGGCGCCAGGCCGATGGCACGGAGCGCCTATGGTCCGAACGCCTCCTGGGCGGGACGAACGCCCTGAACGTGGCGGAGTCCTGGCCGATGGGGTCCCGGGGGTTCGTCACCGTCCACTGGAAGGACGGAGGCGCCCACATCTGGAACGTGGAGCACACCCCGAACGGCGCCCGGTTCATCGACACCCAGCCGAACGCCCATGTAGCGACAGACCCCACGAACCAGTACCTGAAGGACGGGAAGGCGAACACCTGGCAGATCATCCGGGTGGACGACCTCCACCCCGTCGATGACCTGGCGAACTGGGTCAAGCGCGCCGGGGACACGACCCCCGCCGTCCATGCCCCCACAAAGTCCTCCATATTCTGACCCACCGGGTAACGTGCTACCCTGGAGGGTGACCGTACCCACCATGAGAGGACTACACCGTGAGCATCACCTGGGAACAGGCCCGCGAGATTGTGCGCGCCGCCGCTGAACGTGAGGGCCTAGGGGGCGGGATGCCCTGGGACGTGGCCGACTACGGGGCGGAGGACGCCACCGCCTGGCTGGTCCCACACGGCCCCCCGGCCCACCTGGATGGCACGGACGTGTCCGTGGGCGGGTGGGAAGGCGACGGCGTGACCCTGGTGGGGAAGGACTCCGGGCGGGTGGCGTGGTTCCCGTGGCTGGCGGACGGGATCATGAAGCGGGTGGCCGCCATGACGAAGTTCGGCACCTGGCCGGACTGACCGTTCAGGTGGACAGGCCCAGGGTAGGGGACTACTCTGGGTTCACACCACCAGCGCACCGCACCCACCAGGAGACACCATGGACCCGAACGCCACACTGGCCGCCCTCATCCTCGCCGTGAAGGCCGGGGAGTTCGACGCCGCCCAGGAAGCCCTGGACACCCTCCAGGAGTGGAGCGCCCGGGGCGGGTTCCTCCCCTCTGACCCGCCCCCGGCGGACGACCCCTGGGTGATGGCCTGCCAGGCTCACGCGGAAGCGGAGGCCCTGGCCCACCCGTTCGTCGCGGCGGACGCCCCGTTCTGACCGGCCTCCCGCCTCACCTGGCCCCGTTCTCCCCTCTACCGGGAGGGCGGGGCCTTCCTCATGCCCACACCCCCCAGGGCACCCCGTTACGCTGACCCCTGACTTCACCACCCACCATGGAGGGAACGACTACGATGGCCGATCAGGGGAACGGAACGGGCCAGGCGCCCGGTCCCGACACCACCCAGCAGGGCCAGGCGCCCGCTGGAAGCACGACCGCACCGGGGACCCAGGGCCAGGCGCCCACCGGAACCCAGACCCCCTCACCGTTCGACCCCGCCACCATCCAGGACCCCGCCGTGAAGGCGTACCTGGAGACCCAGGCGAGTGAGACCGCACGGGCACGGGCCGACGCCGCCAGGTACCGCACGGAGCGCAACTCCAGCCGGGACCAGGTTGTGGCCTACCGCACGGAGCACGAAACGGCTGAACAGGCCGCCGCCCGCCAGGCCACGGAGGACCAGGCCGAACGGGAGGCCCTGAAGGCGGAGAACCGGGACCTGAAGGTGGGAACCGCCATCCTCGCCGCCGCCGACGCCGCGAAGGCGTTCGACTCCGCCGTGGTGAAGGGACTGATCGATTCACGGATCACCGTGGACGCGGCTGGGAAGCCCACGAACACGGCGGCCCTGATCGCGGAACTTCAGCAGACGCACGCCTTCCTGTTCCGCCGAACAGGTGCCGATGCTGGGGCAGGGAACGGAACCGGGAACGACCCCGGAGCCGGTGCAGGCATGAACGACTTCATTAGAGGACGCGGACGCTCCGCGTCCCGCTGAACAGGAGAAAGATCACCATGGCATACGCAAACGTCATCACCCGGGGCGACGTTCCGGCCCGCGAGGAAACCATCGACGTGGTGATGGACGGCCTGGAGAACACCTCCGCCGCCCGCTCCCTGTTCCGCCAGATCACGGTCGGGAAGGCCACCCAGCGGTTCCCCGTCCTGTCGGCCCTGCCGATGGCGTACTGGGTGAACGGCGACACCGGCCTGAAGCAGACCACGGAGATGGCGTGGAAGAACAAGTTCCTCACCATGGAGGAACTGGCCGTCATCGTCCCCGTCCCCCAGAACGTCCTGGACGACTCGGACTTTGACATCTGGGCGGAGGCGCGCCCGAAGGTCCGGGACGCCATCGACCGGGCGCTGGACTCCGCCGTGTTTTTCGGTGCCGGTGCGCCCGCGTCGTTCCCCACGAACGTCGTGGCCGCGTCCGTGGCCGCTGGGAACGTCGTCACCGCCGGGACCGCCACGGCGGCCCAGGGTGGGTTTTTCGGGGACCTGGACGGCCTCCTGGACGCCGTGGAGGGTGACGGGTTCGCCGTCGATGGGTTCGTGGCCGCTCGCACGGTGAAGTCCCGGTTCCGGCGCGCCCGGAACGTCCAGGGTGACCGGGTGGACCGCGACCGGGTGGACTCCACGTTCTCCACGTTCGACGGTGCCCCGGTGGTCTACAACATGGACGGCCTCTGGCCGGTCTCCGCCGCTGACCCGGACGGTGCCGGTACTGGCGTTGCCACCACGGGCGTCCTCGCCATCGCCGCCGACTTCCGCCGCCAGTTCATCCTGGGCCTGCGGAAGGACGTGACCTACGAAGTGTTCCGGGAGGGCGTCGTCCAGGACCAGTCCGGCGCCATCGTCTACAACCTCATGCAGCAGGACATGGTGGCGCTCCGCGTCACGTTCCGCGCTGGCTGGCAGGTTGCGAACACCGTGAACTACGCGAACTCCGGGGCGGAGGACCAGCGCTACCCGGCGGCTGTTCTCCAGGCCGCCGCCGCGTAGTCCTCCCGTTCGGATGGGCCGTCTCCTGTTCCCCCAGGGGGCGGCCCATCCCCAGTTCCACCCCACCCGTTCCGCTGAACTGAAGGGCACGACCATGGCGAAGGCCAGCACCCCCACCCCGGACCCCATCGACCCCACGGAGCCGGAGACCCCCCCGGAGCCGGAGACGCCGCCGGAGGACACGGAGACCCCCCAGGAGGACGCCACTAGCACCCCGGCGGACGCCGACCCCACCCCCCTGTTCACGGAGACCGTGAAGGCCCAGGACAAGGGCTACATCGGGGAGAACGCCGCCGACCGCGCGAAGGCCGCGAAGGGCCAGGGCTGACCCGATGACTACCGCACCTGGCGCCCTGGACCCAGCCGTGGCCCTGGTGCGCCTGAAAAACATGACCGCCGCCACCGTGCGCCCTGTCCTGGACGCGGAGACCCTGACTGCCCTCCTGGCGTCGTTCGCCATCCAGGACAGGTGGGGCGCCCGCGTCCAGGACGAAGGCTGGGAGCCGACCTGGGACCTGAACGCCGCCGCCGCTGAAGGGTGGCGCTGGAAGGCCGCCGCCGTCGCCGCTGACTTCACGTTCTCCGCCGATGACGGGTCGTTCAGTAAGGGGGAGGTCATGGCGAAGTGCCTGGCGATGGCGGAGCAGTACGCCGCGAAGGGGTACGGCACCCTGGGCGCCCGGGACGACCGCGCGCACGCCGCCTACAACAGTCCCCGGCTGGTGCTCTAGTGGCCGGGTTCCAGGACGACCCCGTGGAGACCGCCCGGGTGGAGGCGTTCCTACTCTCCCAGCGCGTGCGCCGTTCCGCTGAACGGGCCAGGCTGAACGCCCTGTCCGGGTCCCGCATCGCCCGCCACGAACTGGCCCTGAAGTTCCGCGCCGTCGTGGCGAACCCCGACGACCGCCGGGAGACCCCCCGTGGCTGACCTCCTGACCCCAGAGGAACTGGCCTACATGCGGGAGACCCAGGCCGACGCCCGACCCACCCAGGCGGTCCTGCACCGCGCCATCGTGACCCGGACGCCCACCGGGGGCACCGCGCCCGGCTGGGGCGCCGGAGTGCCCGTGGACGTGCGCGTGGACGGCACCCCGGACGCCGTGCCCGCCGACCTGGCCGCACGCTGGACCGGGGGGACCCTGGTGCGCCTGTCCATCGACCTGGTGGAGGACATTCGCTCCGGGGACCAGGTGCGGATCAGCGGAACAGAGGTCTATCAGGTCGTGTCCGATGGGGACCCTGACAGGTGGGCCACCGCCCAGCGCATCTGGGCCACCCGCCTCACCTATCCCGCCAGGACCTGACCATGGCTGGGAAGGCCACCGTGGTCTGGAGGACGGACTTCAACCGCCTGCCCCAGATCGCCGCCGCCATGGCCGGGAAGGCTGACCTAATCGTGGCGAAGGTGGCCCTGGACCTCCAGGCCCAGGCCGTCACCCGCGCACCACGCAAGACCGGGAATCTGCGCGCCTCCATCCAGGCCACCCGCCTGGGCGTGGCCCACTGGCGCATCGTGGTGGGCGCGGAGTACGGCCTCTACGTGGAGATGGGCACCATCTCCAGTTCTGCCCAGCCGTACATGGCGCCATCCGTGGCCGCCGTCCGGGCTGGGTTCATCCAGGCGATGAAGGCGGTAGCGAAGTGAGCCGACACGGAGACGAACAGGCCCAGGTCATGGAGTGGGCCTGGGGGCTGACGAAGGATGACCAGGGCCTGGCTGACGCCCTGGGAGTGGCCGTGACTGACCTCCCGGGCCGGGTGTGGCCGTTCGTCGCTCCAGCGGGCACCCAGACCCCCTGGGTGGTGCTCTCCACCGGGGAGTCCCTGGACGTGACCGCCGTAGGACCGCACGACCGCCTGGCCGTCGCCGTTCCCCTGAACGCCCAGGTCATCACCCAGGGCGCCGACCCGTCCGCCGGGGCCGCCGCGAACCGGCGCCTCTACGCCCTACTCCACGGCACCCACAACGCCCCCGTCAGTGACGGAGGGACCATCCTCACGGGCACCCGCCTGGGGGGCCTGTCTTACCCAGAGGACGCGGGTGGGGTTCCGTACCATCACACCGGCGGCCTGTTCACCGTGTTCGTCAACTAGGGAGAACCCATCATGGCCCGTTCCACCGTCGCCCAGGTCGTCCAGATCGGGGTGGAGACCGCACCCGGAACCCTGACCCCGGCGGACAAGACGCTGGGTTCCCTGTCCATCGCCCTGTCGCCCTCCGTGGAGTCCCAGGCGTTCCGCCCGAAGGGCAACAAGTACGCCACCGTCGTGGCCGCGAACAAGGAATGGGCGGAGGGCAAACTGGAGGGCCAGCCGACCTATGACGAGATCGTCTACCCCCTGTCCGGGGTCCTCACCCAGGCCATCGTGACCCCCGTGGCCGCCGCCGTGGGCGCGTACTCCTGGGAGTTCTCCCCGGCCTCCGCCTCCGCCGACAACCCCGCCACGTTCACCCTGGAGCAGGGGGACGCCACCCTGGCGGAGCGCGCCACCCATCTCCTGTTCACGGACCTGGACGTGGAGTTCTCCCGGTCTGAGGTCAAGATCAGCGGAACAGCGCTGGCGAAGGCCCTGGAGCGCGCCATCGTCCTCACCCCCGGCGCGGAGCCGGTCGCCACGTCCCTGGTGCCCATCCTCCCCGGCCAGGTGTGCCTGTACGCCTCCGCCGTCCAGGCTGACCTGGGCCTGGAAGCCAGCCACATCGACACCGGCCTGTCCGTGAAGCCGTCCATCGGTGGCCGGTACAACCCGGTCTGGTTCCTGAACTGCCAGGAGGACTCGTTCACGACGTTCGTGTAGACGC